CGGCGGCGTAGGCGGCGGCGTCGGCGGCGTCGGCGGCGTAGGCAGCGTCGGCGGCGTCGGCGGCGGCGGCGGCGTAGGTGGCGGCGTAGGCAGCGTCGGCGGCGTCGGCGGCGGCGGCGGCGTAGGTGGCGGCTGTCCGCACTTCCTCGATCGTAGCCTCTCCGCGTGCCCATGCTTCCGCAGTCTCAATCGCCTTGAGTGAGCGCGGGTCTTTCATGTGCGGCAACGCCGTGCGCGCACAGTCGCACGCAGCAAGTACCAACGCGCTCCGGTCGATTCCCGCTTTGGCTGCGAGCCACAGCATCCAGTCTCCGCGCACGCACTTGTCCCACGCGAGCGAGGCGTCGGCTTCCGGGTTTGTGGTCTTGAGTTCCGCAAGCCACCGCTGCGCGGCATCACACGCGTCCAGGCTTTTCAGGTGCTCGGTAAGCGTCTTCATGTTTCCCCCTATTCGGTATCTTGCAGCGCGTGGTAGTAGCGCCGGGTTAGTTCGGTTTCGGCTTCTTGTGCGGCGGCGAGGCGGTTGAGCGCGGCGGCTTGCTCTCGGACTGCGGCGGCCTGGGTCTCCATGCTGGCCGCGACCCGGATCATGCCCGCCACGATCCACACGACAGCGGCGAGGACGAGGAGGTGACGGAGTCTCATGCTCTCGCCCCCTCGGTGCCGTGCCCAGTGAACGCCCGCTCTCCGCGCGCCTTGCGTGCCAACCACTCCGGCGACTGCGCGAGTCCGGGCGTGTCCTGCACCTGCGACAGTGCAAGCATCCTGTCCGTCACGGCCTGCAACGCCGGGAAGTTCTGCATCGCCGCCTTGCACCGGCAGCGGTATGCGAACGTGTACCCGTCCGCGTTGCGCCAGATCCACACGCCGCCCTCGTAGAGCGCGCGTCGCACGCCATTCCGGGCCTCATCTTCCCATCGACCGCTCCACGTCGCGCCGCACAGTCCGCAGTGGAGATGGAGTTTCAGTTCGTCGTTGTGTCCGCACGGAACGTCCTCGTAGATCGGGACCGCGTTGACGGCGGGCGGAGCCGCTTCGGCGGTTGTCGTCTGCTGTCTCCGACCGAACATCGTCATGATGCCGCCTCCTGATTTACGCGCCGTTGGTGTTCAGCGATCGCGTGTTCGGCGTGGTCCTGGAAGTACGCGATGAAGACGCGGAAGGTGAGGGTCTCCCGCTTGCGACGGGTTCGGGAGAACCATTCCCACGTTTGGAACACGTCGTCGGCCTCGACCTGGTTGAGCAGCTCGCGGATCCCGGCGGTGTCGGCCGGCGAGGCGGCGGGCGCGGTCTCGTGGTGGGTGGCTTCAAAGTGGGACCGGCATCGGCGGATCAGGGCTCGAGCCGCGGCGTCGGTCGCCTGGCCGTCGAGGTCGACCCCGGCGGGGAGCGGAGCGAGGCCGGCGGCGTCTCCCGTCGCCGCGCATTTCTCCGGCTGTACGGAGACGGAGCCGGATTGGGATTGGGAACCGGAACCGGAACCGGAACCGGAACCGGAACGCAAGCTATCATGAGATGCGGAAAGATGCGGAGAGTTGCGGAGAGTTGGCCCCCGTTGGTACGGATTTGGGCCGGTATAGTCCGGGGGTTCCGGGGTTGTCCGGCCATACCTGGAGTCAACCCGGTTGAACTTATCCCACGACCGCCAGAACCCGTAAGTCCTTGAATCGTCGGACCATACTTGCAGCAGCCCGGCGGACTGGTAAGCCTCTAACCACTCGCTGATGGCCGATTCTGTTACGCCCGGCCAGGCCGTCTCGTTCGGGTAGCACTTGCCGAGAATCTCCCGGCAACGGATCGGAAAGCATCCGTAGGCGTCGGACACGCCAAGCATGATCCTGGGGAGGTGGAGTCGGGCGTCCATCGGCAGGGCGTCGATGGTTGGGGAGTCAAGGTAGGACGGGTGAAGCATCAGCTTCATCGCCATGATGAACACTCCAGACCAAGTGAAAGGAGCGCCGCCGCCCGGTGCCGTGTTTCGGCGTCTCTCCCCAAGGCCGGGCGGCGGCACAAGAACGCGGGGTTGCCGGGTCGTGTCTTTGCTTCCCGCATTGCCCCCGGCGCCGATGATTTACCGGACCCCGCTGAAATCCTCACGACCTCAACCCCCTCGTCTCGAAGAACCCATCCAGGCCGGGCTCGCGCTCCATGATCAGACGCGCATACCGGCTGTGATAGTTGTTGTTCAACTTGAAATCATCCCCAACCGTCTTCATCGCGTGCTGCCACCGCAACACCTCGAAAAGCATCTTGATGCCGCACCTAGCGTGCCCGCGCTCCTTGAGCTTCCGGGCCAGCGTGACGAGCCTTTGATATACGTCCGGGTTGTCTTCATGAAACCGCTCGAAGCACGTATCAATCGACGGGCGCAGCAGGAAGAGCTGCGTCTGGTACGGTCGCCCGTCGATGTGCTGCGTGGTTTCCAACGGTCCTCTTGCCCTTTGAGGCCGGTCGTGATGTGAAGCTGTGGTGTGCGGCCTGTCGAAACTGTTGCCGGCGGAGAAAGGCGGCTTCCGCCGGCGGTTACCCTCCGCCCAGGGGTCTCGTTTAGAACGGCAAGTCGTCGCCCGGTTCCGCCGAATCCTCCGCCGGAGGGGGCGGGGTCGGCTTCTTCGCCTGCAACGGCGGGCCGTTCTTGGTCGCCCCCGCCACGGCGGCGCGCAACAGCGAGCCGTACCGCGTCTGGAGCTTGGTCATGTCCTCCTGCGACGCCCCGCTCGGCTGCGGGGAGTAGTCGCCAGGGTTGATCCACGTCGCCTTGAGGCGCGACTTGCCGTCGTAGATCTCCTCCTTGACGGTGATCTGCACCTCGGTGGCGGGCGGGCCGAGCGTGATCGCCCGCAGATCGCCGTTCCACCCCAGCGACTGCGCCAACTGCTCGACCGCCGACTGGTTCACCGTCCCGTCCTTCTTCACGACGTAGAACGTGCCCCAGACGCTGTGATCCGCGTAGCCCGCCCAGGGCGTCCACTCGGACCCCTCGAGCTGCGCGGTGATCAGGAACTCGATCGAGATCCCAACCGATTGCGTCTGGTCGTTCTTGCGGATCGCCCAGGACTGCGGGATCGCCTTGAAAATGCCGTCACGATCGAGCGCGATCATCGGGCACCTCCGAACACGAAGTCCCACACCGCGGCATCGGTGGCGTCCCGATACTGCATGGGCTCCGAGAACCGGCGGCTCTTGGCGATGTGATCGGGGCGCTCCACCGGCCAGATCGTGCGGGTCTCCCCGCCTACCGCCTTGCCGTCCTTGGCCAGCACGTCGTAGCCGATGAAGAGAACGTGATCGGCCCACTGCACGACGCGGTTGCGGATCGACGCCTTCCCGCTCTTGGGGCTCTGGAGGTTCGGTTCGTACCGAATCCAGTCATCCCCCGCCGGGTTCGGCACGTTGTCCTTGCACTCGTGAGCAACCAGGATCACGTTGCGCCCGGCCCGGATCTGCGCGTCCAGATCGACGAGGAGGTGGAGGAACGTGTCGTAGACGTGGGACTGGCCCTTGCCGAAGCCGTAGCCCTCGAGATTGGTCACCCGCGTTCCCTTCTCGTGGGGCACCGTCGCCAGCGTGTGCGCGACGGCCAGCTCTTCGGCCTTGGTCGCCGTGTCGATCACGACCGTCTGGTAGCCGTCAAGGTCGTGTCCTTGGAGCAACGACCGCAGATGCGCCCACGTCTCGATGTTGCCGATGCGGGGCGCGTCCAGCTCCATCGTGCTGCGCTCCACGTCGAGGATGATTGGGTTGGGCGCCAGCGCGGCCAGGGTGGACTTGCCGATGCCACCGGGCCCGTAGATCACGACCCGCTGGGGGCCGTCGATCTTGCCGGTGGTGACGATCGGTTTCCACTCCACTCCGGGCGTTGCCGTAGCGGCGGGGGCCGCGGTCGCCGGTGCGACACGGCGCGCCGGCGGAGGCAGTGTCTTGGTCGGTTCGTTCATGGTCTACTCCTATCAGTGCGCGGGCTCGCCCCCGCGCGTGGCGTGAACGGGCTACTAGCCCCCGTTCGTGGCATGCAACTCCGGATGAACCTCCTCGCACCGAATGAACCCCGCAGGGGTCACGGTGTCGAGGTCTCGGTTCTGGCAGATGGACAGGTAGTCGCAGGCGAAGGGCTCGAAGCACGCGCCAGGGTTGCGATACCAGCGGTCGGTGCGTTGCGATTAGCGAATAGCAAGCGGCTGCCTCCAGATTTCCCACGCGCACTCATCGAGGTCTTGATCGAGCCGCGCGATCTCGATCCGCGCGAAGTAGTGGTCGGGTCGCTCGGCGATGTCGGCTGCGACGCGCGCCGCATACTCGTCCGGCGTCTCGTCAACGTCGCGTTGGTTCGCGTAGAGCTTCCCGTCCTTCGTGTACTTCCGCGCCTCGGTCGGCGTGGCCTTCAACGGGCGCTGCGCCGGTCGCCGCGTCACGTCGTAGAGGATCGTGTCGATCTGGTAGCCGAGCGCACGCGCCGCGATGACGTAGATGGAGAGCTGCTGATCCATGTGGAGCCGGACCCAGTAGTCCGCGCCCGGAGCGAAGTCGCGGGAGGTGGTCTTGTACTCCATGAGGGCGAGCCGCCCATCGGGCATCTGCACGATGCGGTCGACGATCCCGGCCAGCTTCCAGATCGGCGTCGGCGCGCCGGTCTCGGGATTCACCAGGGGCATCTCGAACTGCTGCTCGCTCGCCACGGGCTGGAGCGCATCGTTCGCCCACCGCGCCGTGTGTCCGTTGACCATCGCGGCAACGAGGGCCAGGTCGAACGGGCTCTCGACCGCGGCCTCGAGGATCGCGGTCACGTCCTCGCTCTTGTCCTGGGCTTCGAGGGCGCTGTGGAATGCCGACCCGACCCGCAGCGCCAGACTGCGCTCGGCGGGGGTTAGCCCGAGTTCGTACCGGAGGAAGTGCTTGCGGGGACACGCGCGGAAACAAGAGAGGCGGGAGTGGGTTAGGAGCTGCACGGGGCACCCCCCTCGAGCACGGGCATGTGACACTGGGGGCAAAAGTCGAGGGCGCCGATCCGGCATCCGCAATCGGAACAGATCCCCAGCGCCCGCTCGCCCGTCTTGGATGCGAGGCGACAGCGCCCACACACCGCGCCGGGCTCGCCGCCCAACGGCTTGCCGCATGCGCGGCAACGGCGGAAGTCGACGGCGGTCATCGCAGCACCACCATCTTCTCCGCGAACTCGCGGAAGCCCTCTTCCAGGCCGCCGAACTCGATGAAGAGAAGGCGGCGCACCGCCTCGATGTCCGTGCCGCTGAGCGAGGCGCGCTGCGTCGCCTTGTAGATCCGCCGGCGGGCGTCCTGCATTTCGATCTCGAACTGACCGGCCCTGGGCATCGCCTCAACGCAGGCAGCGCACAAGTGATCGTCGCCGCGCAGCTCGGCATCAACGCCCACCACCTCGCGGCACTTGCCGCAGATCGGGATGTCGAGGACTCGTCCGTGTCTCAAGGTCTCCTCCTTGACCGAGGGCCGATCAGCGTCTACGCTGTGGCCTTCGGTTCGTTCATGAGGCCGGGCTTTCCATCCACGGGGGGCCCGGCCTTTTTCGTTACCGACACACGCACCAAGCGATCGCGCAGAGCAAGATGAAGAGCCCCAGTTCGTGCTCCCACCCCAGGTCCGGCTCGCGGTCGCCCTTGTCTCTCCACTCACGCAGCATGGGATTCCTCCTCGATGGCCGGGAGGGAGGAGGGTTGACAGCTACGCGCACCCTCCCGGCAAACGTCGGCGCGCGCTGCCTCGGAAAAGGTGGACGTGCGGGGCAGATCGCTCACGGTAGTCATGCGCGTCCGCGCCCGCCGTCCGGGAAGGGCCGCATTGGTTCCTTGCGGAGACGCGGCCAAAATTGGTGAGGGGGTGCGGCGGCTTGTGGATGCTACGCAAAGGTTTAGCGTAGACTTGGCCGCCCTATCGTGTAGACTTCGCACCGCAGCACCACCCTCGGGTTGGGGTTGCATTCGCGGGGCGGGGTTCACTCTCGAAAGTACCCCCGCCTCGCCCTTCTTGGATGGGCCCCCTACGTTATCTCGAAATGTCGCAAGTGGTTGGCGGAATATATATTATGCGACATTGGCTAACCGACCCCTTCCGGGGCAGCGTGACCCTGGATTGGGCCTCTCGGGCTCCGCCCCTCTGAGGCCTACCCTGCGGCCACCCCGGGGGCCTACCACGTATCCGC